TGATTGATGGCGTCGCGTTGACCGGTCTCGCTGTTGGCCGCGGCACCAGTGTTCAACTCCACTACCAGGGCGGCTGCGGTGATGGCCGCACCAACAAGGCTGTTCGTCAGTGTGATAGGTCCAGCATCGTCGTGCAGTGTGTAGATGAACGTCTCAGCACCGGCGAGGTTGAAGGTCCCAGCCGTGACACCGGCATGGAAGACTTGAACCGGAGCGGTCACGGTGTACGTTGAGCCAAGCGTCACGGTCGACGCCACTGTCACCGTGGTCGCCGTATTGCTGACGATCGGGAGCGATGTACGGATGTCGGTCCCACTTGCAGTGTGGGCATGCGGATAGAGCCTGCCGTTGAGGAGCTGAATGTTGACGGGCAGCGGGTCAAACCAGATCGTCACGGTGTCGGTCGATGCCATCGGCGTCGCACCGGCGTAGATCATGAACGACGGCAAAAACGCGGTCCCTGGCACGAACAACGTCCCGAGCGTGACACCCTCACCAGCGGCCACGGTCCATGTGTCACCGATGACCGTATCGTCCCACAACCTGAACTCGACGTCTGCTGTGATCGGTGCGGTGAACGTGCAGACTGCCTTGCAGCGGAACCGGTTGGCGGGATAGACCGTCTGGGCTTCATCTGGTGTTGCGGTCCCAACGCTCACCGGTGCGGACCGTGCCCAGTACTGGGTTTTGAGCGTCAGGACGTTGGTGACCGCCGAATCAGGATCGACCAGATACGATCGGTTCGCCGGGCGCATCTCGGAGCTGTTCGGGTTCGGGAGTGTCTCAGCGTCGAAGCTCAGCAGATGCTGCCGACCAGCGCGGCCGTCCGCTACGATGATCGATTCCGCGTAGCTGTCGCGGCTGGAATCAAGGCCGAGCGTGTCCCAACTCGGCTTGACCTCAGCGGACCCGCGATGGTCGTAGGTCTGGAGTGAGAACTCCTCGGTCGGCCGCTGTACGCTGCCGTCGATCTGGACTGCGAGCCCGTCACGATCACCGTTGGCGTCGGTCGTGTTGAGATCGATGAACCAGTAACCGCCACCAGCCGCCGGTCCAGCATCACCGGTGCTAACTTCGATGGACAGGAGGCCGCCGGTGGTATTGCCAGTGATTCGGTACGTCAGCGAGACGCCGTCGATGTAGAGCAGCCCATCCTTGAACTGGTCCGACACCATCGTCTCAGCGGTCGCGAATGTTCCAGCGGCGGCGTCGAATGCCGCAGCGATTGCCGCGAGATACCCGCTCTTGTGGGCGATCTTTCCACCGCGCCGGCCATCGTACAGCCCCTCGATGTCCGCCACCTTGGTGGGCTGCGAGTATCCGGTCTGGTAGGTGTAGTTTCGGTCCTGGTCACGACCGTAGACCGGGATCGATGCCTGGGCCTCGTCGCCATCAGCCAGGCGGTACGTGTACAGTTTGCCGGCGCCGCGTGCCTGCTCGTACCAGTGATAACAGTTCAACGCCGTATGATCCTCCGTCATCGGAGAACCACGATAGGCGCCGAAGTGCGTCTCACCGGTGTGGGCGACTACGGTCCGAATCGCGCCCCACTGATATCCACCAAGGAAGAGGCTCGACCCGTACGGAGACGGGGTCCCCGGCGCTGTCGGCTCCGAAAACTCGACGGCGACGCCAGCTTCTCCGGGTGCCGCTCCGATATGTGTCGTTGCCATTTCTGCTAGCTCCCCGCGTAGTCGAGTTCTGGTCCGGTGAGGACCCTTCTCTGCCGATCGTCGCCGACCGTGATTGTGATGCCGTCTGCATCGACGATCGCGACGTTGTCGCTGTCTCCGTGATACTGACGGGTCCATACGCGGAGGACGAACCGCGCTGCTGCTGCTGCGTTGACTCCAGTCCGTGACGGGCGCATTTCGCCTTGCTGGTAGGCCGCAATGGGCATGCCCGTCCCTGTGCTCACCCATGAACCACGAAGCACGCCAGATCTTCGGAGCGACTCGAACACGTCGAACGCAGATACGTGGTCGTGTCCTTGCACCAGCATCGAGATGTCAGAAATCGTGGTTGTCATCGCCGGGAGTTGAACCGCCGTCTCGCTCGTGACGTCGCGGACAAGCTCCCGATTGACGTGCTCACGCGACCTGACCGTGACGATCCGCTCAATAATCACCTGGGGCAGCGTTGCGGTGAACAGATCGAGGCCGCCGGTGTAGGCAACCTCTGGCTCGTAGGTGAGACGCGCTGCATACCGTGTGCCGGCCGTCAACGGCGCGGTGAGCGTGTAGATCTTCGTGATCGAACTCCACGCACCAGCCAACGGAGTGAGCATCGTGGGGTCAGAATCGAGGTTATACACCGATTCGACTTCATGGGGAATCTTTGCCCATTCGCCCACTCCAGCAGAGTAATCGAGGGTCGATGTGTCTGCGGCGATGATCCCCTCGTCGGTTACCTCTGGCCTGACCAGCATCATCCGGGGAATCAACTCGCGATGGATGAGGTCGTCGGTCCACCCATCAGACCTGCTTTCGGTCGACCCGGTCCGGGCAGCGAAGAACAACGACGCCGCGATGTCGGCCCCGTAGACCGTTGGGGTCACGAACTTCGTCGTCGTCTGTAGGCGCCATTCCACCGTCAGTGATGTTGCCGTCGCTGGCGCGAACGTCGCGAAGTTCGTCTGGACAACAGCAGGCGTGTTCCAGTTCGCGCCGGCAACGGCCCAAGCCGCCCCGGTCCAGTAGTAGGCGATGGTCCCGTCGTGGAGCCTGGCTTCCAACGTGGTGTCGTCTGGCTCGTCGTAGGACAACTCAATCGCGTCCCATGTCCGCAACAGCGTCCCACCGCGTACAGACTGCCGAACGGTCGCTGTTGTCGTGGTGGTGTCGTAGTAGCCTGACGTCTGCCGGGCCATGGTGTACGACGCCACAAAGATCCGGTCCTTTTGGAGCCGGACCACTGACGGGAGACGGTTCCGTGAGACACCTGCATCCTTGTCGATGCCGCCGTAAAACGCCTCGCTCTCCTCATCGCACCTGATGCTATATCCAACCGTCTGCGTCATTTCGACCCCCTGCTCGCAAGGAACCGTATCGTACGATGGATCGCATCGGCGTACTGACGTTGCGCAAAACTGCGCCAAGACCGCGACTTGAACACGTCGCCCAAATACGGCCTGGCCGGGATGGTCCAGAACGGTTTCGGACCGTCGACTGATGCCAGCCGCCTGCGTGCCGACTTGCTCAACCTGGCGAATAGCGCCTTGCGCATCTGTGGCGTGACCGGAATGGTCGCGCCGTTGTGGAGCACCTCGGCCAGTAGCCTGCCAGACTTCAACCGGATGGACGCCACACCAAGTTGAATCCTGAACGGTTCCGCATTCCACGTCACCGAGCCAAACAGGTCTCCACCAGCAACTAGAGGCGTATCCGAACCCTTGCCGAGCACTGTCACGAGACTGTTCGCCGCGTATTTGTGGTCGTTGATACGCTCGCGTACGTCATCCTGAAACCTGGACCCGACCCTCTTCTGTGCCCGGAGCATGTCGACCTTGAACCGACGCTTGAAGCTCGCCGAATCGAGCATCTTGGCCAGTTGATCGAAGCCGAACTTTCGAAGGTCGGCCATGGTCCTAGTTCTCCGCGCGACGGTTCGGCGAGTCGTCACGGAGCACGAGGACCCACTCAGTATGCCGACCTGCGGCCCACGCGCCAGAGGGATGCGCAGACCGGACATACAGGTTGAGTGGGTCCTCGGTTCCGTCTCTGTCGATCACGGAGTCAACGCGGTCACCGTCTTGCGGTGTGTAGCTTGCTCGCAGCGCGTCGGACTTCCTGATCGTGACTACTGTCGCGGTCTCCTCGTTCGCACCGGCGTATCCTGGTATGCGGTTCAGCCGCCGGTTGAAGTCGACCTGCCCTTTGATCTGGAACGCGGTGTCGTACTCCCGTCGCGACACCGCGCGACGCGCCCGCTCGTCCGTAGCCATGGTACGATCGAGCGGGCTGATTCGGATGTACTGCCAGTGGATCAGAAGCACGACGGCCTACTTGCTGGACTTCGGCCCCTTCTTCTTGGGGCTGGTCTTGCGAACCTTCTTCGGTTTCGGAACGGTCGGCACGGCGGATCGTGCCGGCCGTACGTCGAGCCCTTCGAATCCGGCAAGATATTCAGCGTCCTCTTCCGCCAACTCGTAGACCGACACCCCATGGACCCCAGGTAGACGAATGTCAGCGCCGCTCGGCAACTCTTCATGGAAGGGAGCGGCGGTGCGCCCGAGGCGCCGAATGCGGTAGTCTTTGTTTTTCTTCGGCATGGCGTCCATCCTAGATTGCTAAGAGGTCTTTTGGGGCGTGGTACGGCGCGAGCAGGCGATCGATCTCGGCGTCTCCCGTGTCCCCACCCAATGACAAGGCGACACCGCCAGCGCCTGTCCCCCACGACTCCGAACGGCCCTGGACAACGACCTGTTTTAGATCGCCTGTTCGACGTTCCAAGGCAGCGTCCTCGTCTGCCAGTTGTGGGACTCCACGGATCACCAACATGATGCACGCCGTCGTGATGTCGTCAGGCGTCGCGCTGTCTTCGAGCCACCCGAACGTCCCGGTTATGTCGTACGCCTGCGGTCCCGTGTTCCAGTCGCCCACGAGGTTGCGGATGACCGGGTTTTTGACAGCGGTGTAGACTAGGTAGTTGGCCGCCGCCACCGTCGTCGTCACACCTGAGAAACGTTCCACGTAGTCGATCTGGGTGACGGTGATGATCGGGACGTGGAGGTGGAGGTACTTGGTCCCAGGCCCTTCTTTGGTGATCGTCTCTGCACGACTTTCGAACCAACTGCCGGTGATGTTGTCTATGCGTGTTGATGCCTGATCCAACAAAGCAGTGACTCGAGCATCACTCGCCATTGCGACGCTGACGCCTTCGTCACGAACCTGCAGTAGTGTCGCATAGGCCACATTTGCTCCCGCTTACAGGAACTGGTAACGCACGTAGATGGTGATTTCGCCTTGGTCCGTGTCCGCCACATCTTCACCCGCACCAACGGTCAACGTTGCGGTGATGGTGTCCGCACCGGCGAGGATCGTCGTCAACGCGTCGTCAACGAAAGCTCCCTTGAGCGCGTTGGTCAACGACTTCCAACCAGCACCGGCACCAGTAAGGACATTGGCGGTAAGGGCGAAGTCGTTGGCGGCTCCGCCGCTGGTTCCGATCGTCAAATCAGCAGCGGTGATCGGAGGACCGGCGAGGTCATCGAACTCGACTTCCAACTCGTACCAGACGTCGAGAACGTTCATGTCGTCAGGTACGGTGTAGACTGCGATAGTCTCGGCTTGTGCGGCAGCAGTCCACGCGGTGTGCTCGACATTGATCTGCATCAACCGGACATCGTACAGGTTCCGCTCACCGATGATGACCCACTCGTCGGTCGCCACGTTCGTGTCGATGATCGCGAGCGCTGCGCCACCACCGAGTTCGTATGTCGCCCCGCCACCCTGGTTCGCACCGACCGTCTCGGCTCCGTCACCGTCGATGGTGACAGGATCATCGCCGTTGTTCGTGATCTGGATCCTTCGTCCAAGAGCGGCAGATGCCGGAAGGTCCAGTTCGATCGGTCCACCGGATGTGTCACAGTAGATCACGCTGTCCGCAGCGAGGACCGTGTACGGAGATGCGCCGAAGGCGACAGTCGTGACCGCGCCGAGGTGCTCATATCCGGTGTTTCCGATGCCAGCGAAGATCACAGCCGCGTCGACAGACGTGCGCTGGTTGCCGGCGACGATCTGCCATTCCTGCGTCGCCACGCCGGTATCAAGAACCGTGACCGCATCGCCGTTGGACGCCATAACAAACGTCGCGCCGCCACCCTGGTCAGCACCTACGGTCTCAGCGCCGTCGCCGTCAAGGGTGACGTTGCCCGCACCCTGGCGGTAGATGCTGATCTTTCGGCCAACAGCGCCTGACGCCGGCAGGTCCAACTCGATCGCACCGCCCGACGTATCGCAGACGATCTCGCTGTCCGTTGCCAGGACCGTATACGGTGACGCACCAAAAGCGACGACCGTGACCGCACCCTTGTTCTCTCCGCCGGTGTTCGTGACGCCCGCGAACTCCACGGCGGCGTCTGTCGAGAGCCGCTGGTTCGGCGATACGAGTTGCCATTCGAGCGTCGCGACGTTGGTGTCGAGGATCGAGACTGCGTCGCCGTCCGAGGCCATCACATAGGTAGCCCCGCCGCCCTGGTTTGTCCCCACCGTCTCTGCACCGTCACCGTCGAGCGTGACGTTGTTGCCACCCTGGCGGTAGATGTTGATCCGTCTACCAAGAGCCGCGGACGCAGGGAGATCGAGTTCGATCGCGCCGCCGCTCGTATCGCAGATGATGGAGTCATCGGACGACAGGACCGTGTAGGGAGATGCGCCGAAAGCAACGAGCGTGACCGCGCTGACGGCCGGACCTTCCAGCTGCCATTCCAACGTAGCCACGTTGGTGTCGAGGAGCATCACACTGGCGCCGTCTTCGTCCAGAATGTACGCGAGACCACCACCCTGGTTAGCACCGACCGTCTCGGCCCCATCACCTTCGATGGTGACGTCGTTGGCGCCCTGTCGGTAGACCGCGAGCTTGCGCCCGAGAGCCGCAGAGGCTGGCAGGTCGAGCGTGACAGCGCCGCCAGAGGTATCACACACGATCTCGCTGTCGGTGGCGAGCACGGTGTACGGAGATGCACCGAAGGCAACCACGGTGGGCGGGCCCATGTTCTCGCCACCGGTATTGGTCACGCCCGCGAAGCTGACAGCTGCATCAGTCGACAACCGCTGGTTGTCCGCGATGCGCTGCCATTCTAGCGTGGCCACGTTCGTATCGAGGATCATCACGGCTTCGCCGTCGGAGGCGAGGACGTAGGTGGCACCACCGCCCTGGTTCGCGCCGACAGTCTCAGCCCCGTTGCCATCGATGGTGACGTTGCCCGCACCCTGGCGGCAAATGACGATCTTCCGACCGATCGTGTCCGAAGCGGGCAGATCCAACTCGATCGCGCCGCCAGAAGTGTCGCAGACGATGAAGTCGTCCGCCGTGAGCACGGTGTACGGGGACGCCGCGAAGGCCACGACCGTTGGGGAGCCGATTGCGCCGCCTTCGAGAGCCAGAATCGCGGCTGCGGCCTCGGTGCTTCGCGCACGGAGGTTTACCGCCAGTTCATACAGTGTGCCGCTGTTGATGCCCTTTCCACCCTTGGTGAAAGTCGGGGACAGCGTCGTCGGGTCGAGTGCAGTCGAGATGGGCATGTCGGCTCCTTGTGACCTCTACTTATTGAGATCTGCCAGGGACTTCGGGGTCGTGGGCTTCCGTGCCGCCGGCTTCTTCGCCGCCGGCTTGGTCTTCTTCTTCGCAGCCGCTTTCTTCTTCGCCGGCTTGGACTTCACTTCTGGTTCGGGGTCGACCGCAGGAACCGCCTCATCAGACGCGGTCTCCGCCTTCTCCGGCTCGTCGGCCGGTGTCGCAACGCCGATGGTTTCGGCGGCAGCCATGAACTTCTCGATCGCATCCATCCCGGAAGGATCAGCCGCCAGCCTGTTGAGGATGGCCTTGGCTCTTTCCTTCTCAGTGCTGCTCGGCCCGGACGCGACAACGGCGCGATGGAAATGCTTGTCGGCAGCGATGAGTTTGAGCGCAAACTCGTCTTCGACATCGTAGATCTTCCCGGGCCGGAACTTCTTCTTCCCGTGCCCGTAGCCTGCCAGCCCTTTGAGTTCGATCTTCATGGCGCGTTTTCTCCTGTCAGGTGATAGTGGACGCGCACCCGTATGAGTACGCGTCCACTTGGTGACGATCAGCCAGCGGTGTTCATCAGCGTGATCTCAACGTAGACGTCGACCTCGCCCTGAGTCGCGTCGTTGTTCTGGCCCTCGTACAGCGCGAAATATGCTGCACCGGTCGTGAGCACGACGGCCACGCTACCAGCCACGACGTCGGTATAGGTCGCCGCCGCCGTCAGATCCTGGTCGGTGGTGTCACACAACGCGTCGTCGTTCGCCAGGGTGCCGAGCTTGAGGGTGTCGGTACCACTGTCGTCGAACGTCGTGCTCACGACACGCGTGCTGCCGTGGATGATGCTGCCAGCCGGGAATGTACCAAGGGGAGCAACAGTGTTCTCGTCCGCGAACGTCACGCGAACGCCGAGCGTCTGCCTGATACCCCGAAGGGCCGAGTTGAGTTCCTGGAATACAAAGGCCATGTGTATCTCCTGTGGCGTCTCGGCCTAGTTGAGCGTGTGGATCTCGACGATTCCGGTGACGTCGGCGATGACCGCGTCCATCTCCAGGGTGCCGAACAGGTGGGTGACCTCGCGCACGGCGTAGACGCCGTTCGATTCGGCCTTGAGGTTCCAGGTGTTCTTGTTCGCGACCAAGATCAGGTTCTTGGGCTCCGCGAGCAGAACGGTGGTCCCGAGTGCATCGAGGATGTTCACGGGCCTGCCATAGAACTTGGTGACGCCATCGGCACCCTCGCTGATGATCTTGTCGCCACCACTGGTGGCACGGTCCGCGACCTCTTCGAGGAACTCCTCGAACTTGGTACCGGACAGCCACCACTCCATCGACTTCATGCGGCTCTTGTGCCGTTCGGGGAGCAACTGTCGGGCACCAGCGAGGTGGCCCCACGTGAAGTTACCACCGTTGATGGTCGACCCGTCGAACCGGTTGCCGCCGGCCTGGATCTGGACCAACCAGCCGTCGTCGATGTTGAGGCTGGGATCAGCGCTCAGGACATCGCCAACCATACCGAGACGAAGGATGTCGAGGCCCCATGCCTCAGACGCCTCGTTCATGGTCGCGGTGGACCAGTCCTCGCCGCCGCCAGCCGCATTGGCTGCGTAGGTCTCAGACTGGGCGGTGATCTCCAGGTCGATGCGGTGCCGGTTCGTGGCGAACGCTACGCCGCTATGGGTCGCGTTTGCGGTGAACGCCGGATCGGTGCCCTCGGCCGCAGCACGGATGTTGCCCGTACCGAGGCTGATTCGACGAATCGAGCCAGACTGCGCCGTGGTGACGTAGATCGAACCGGCCCGAAACAGGCGGTCGAGCGACTCCACAGACTCGCGCGCAAGGCGCAGATGAGCGAGGAACTGATCAGGACCTTTGAGCCCGGCACCCGGCGTCCCGATGAGCGCGGTAGTCGTCTGGGCTCGGAGAAGTTCCTGGTTGGTCGTACCAGACATGCTACTCTCCTTCGATCTTCTTGGGAGTGGGGGCCAGGTTCGATCCCAGTTCGCGCGCGATGTCCTCGGAGTTTTCGAGGTCGCAAAGACGCGTCGGGGCAACGTCCTGGTTCTCAGGGGTTTGCGGCTCGACGGATTGCCGGGCAGCGGGCGCGTTTCGGTACTTCTCGATCTCCGCGTTGGCGGCGTCGAGCTTCGTCTTGAGGTCTGTGGCCTCGTCGGTCGCGGCCCGGAGAAGCTCGGACGCCTCCTCGGTCTTCGTGGCCGTTTCGTTCACGGATGCGAGCGCTTCCTCGACCTCGCGCTTGAGCGCTTCGACCTCGGCCTCTCGATCCTTGTCGTCTTCGTCCTCGGCTGCGTCGCTGAGGTCAGCAAGCAATGACTTGAGTCCATCGACGAGCTCTGACAACTTCTTCATCCGGCTGGCAGACATCTTACGGCCCGCACGCTCCGTCTCGACCGTCATGCGATCGATCTCGGCGGACAGGGCCGACTCGGAGGTCTCGACGTCTTCGAAGATCGCCGCGGCGCGCGGGACGAGCCAGGCGACAAACGCCTCGGTCTCCGCCTTCACTGCGGCGGCCTTGTCTTCGATGTCGTCCGACTGCAGGACCTTGAACAGCCCGCGATGGTACGCGCGCCAGCCACGGCCCAGTTCCCAAGCGGCCTGCTCGGCGGCTTCATCGGCAAGGGCTTCGTCGAACTCGGCGCGCTTGGTGTCGGACTCTGCGCCGTCATCGTCGCCAGCGCCGCCCGTCTCATCGTCGCGGGTCTCGTCCGCTTCGACATGGCTGCCATCGGACAGATTAGGCTCGGCGCTGCGGAACCAGTTCACCAGCCGTTTCATGACCCCGTCCTTGTCGTCGATGGTCGCGTCGAGGTCGTCGGCCGTCTTGGTCTTCTCTTTGTCGTCCACGTCCTTCTCCTCGGTTTCCCACGGTGGGGTCTTTCTCATCACCTTGTAGTACCGCGCCAAGTGGGCTTTGACCCCCGGCACGTCACCGTCCGGCAGTTTGACACCGCCGCGCGCCCCCATGAGAGCAGCACCGGCAGCCAACACCGCACGAGGGACCGCAGTCAAACGGTCACCGACGACATCAGCGATCGGAAGCTTGTACGAGCCGATCAGGTCGGTACGGTCCGAATCAACCCATACGAACGCTCGACCGTACTTCTTCAAGTCGACCGTCTCGTCGTCGTTTGTCGCCCATTTGCGGACGCGCGCCTTGGCCATCGCCGCGTTCCATGCCGTGGCAGGCTTCACCATCGGGAGCTTCTGGTACGGCAACGCGGCGCGCTTGACCTGGAAGTGTTCCCCGATGCTCGGGATGGCTACGAGCGATAGATAGCTCGGGTTCGGTTCGGCGCCTTGGAGCAGTCTCGTCTCGATCGGGTTTTCGCCAGCATCGTCGGTGACAACAACCATCACCTCGCGGACGCGCAAGGTGAACTGAATCGAGTAGGCCGTCAGTTTGCCGTCTTCGACTTCCTTCCACACGTTGTCGTCGTAGATCTTCACGCCGCAGACGAACGCGCCAGGCTGCCACGGGCCCCAACCGGCGTCGCGTGCCACGAACGACTCAACGATCTCGGCGCCGATCGGCTCGTTGTCGTGCCTGACGTCGATGCTGACGCGTTTGGCAAGGACCCGGTGCGCGAGTTGCTCAACCGCCTCAGCGTCGAGGAACAGGCCGTCGTGGTGTACGCCGGCAAGCTCGGATTGCGGAATGGTCTGACCGGGCTCAATGTCGGGTCCCGGAACCATGACCTCGCCGTAGACGATACGCTGCGCGTCGTCTTGGCGTTGGATCTCGACTCGTCTGAGAACTTCTTGTTCCACGTCCCGGGTTGTAGCAGCCCGGTGACGCGAGACACAAACGTTGCACCGTGCAAGCCACCATGCTACGATTCGTGCTCCTCCTGGTGTGGGGTGGAGGTCAGGGTGCCGCCCATCTGGTCCTGGCCTTCACCCCTGCCTTGCGCAGGAAGGTCAGTCGAAGACTGCGACCAGGGTAGATCTGCAACGGCCGTGCAGCGGAGGTGACGTGACGCCAGCGGCGGCAAGTTCGGCGTCGTCCATCGCCAGTACCTCGGCCTCAGGCAACCACGGACTCGCCGCCTTCATCTCGTCAGGGGTCTTGGCGTCCATAACGGACGTTGCCTGTTTGACCGCCACGTCGATGGTCCACGTCCGACCATGGAGGTGTTTGCAAATTTCGGTTCGTCTTTCATCAATCACCGAGACGAACTTGAAGCTCTTCGCGTCCGCCTCCACGAACCCGCTCACCGCCCCAAACGCACGAGCCCGCGTCATCGACGCGCTGGACACCGTCTCCCAGTAGGATGTCGGCTCGGCGAACTGGGCAAGGTCAGCCTTGAGCCGCTTGGCCAACTCCTTTCGTCCCAACCCTTCCTGCAAAGCTGAGTTGGTCTTCGACGCGATCCGGTCACCGAGTCCTTCATCCCACACGTCACGGACCCAGAACTTGTTGTCCTTCTTCAACCACTTCTCTGCCTTGCGGTCGATGACCTTGTACGGGCCGGGTGTCGCCGCATCGATGAGGCCCTTCGGTTGCTTCTTCGTTTCAGTGTCCACCCCGAAGGACTTGAGGACGTTGCCCTGGCTCAGCCCGTATGCCCCTGCGACCAACGACTGCAACGCCTTGGAAACCTTCGGAGAGATCCAGCCCGCGAACTTGCTCTTGCCGGCGGCGAACGACTTCGCGGCGTTGTTTGTTGCCAATGCCGTCGCGATGATGGCTGCCTCGGCGCCCGGCCAACGACGCTTCCAGTTGGCCATGATGATGGCGACGTGGTCTCGGATGAACTTGGCTAGCTTGCCGTTGGGGAAGGTGCGGACGATGTCGCCCGGTACTTCCAACCGGTGCATCAGTGCGAGCGTCAATGCGCGTTCGAGGTGAATCCAGGTTGGGGCTTGCGCCGTCATCTCGTGACCGTCTCGAATATCGGTGTCGGCAAAAACCGCAGTTCCTCACCTTCACCGGTCACAACGTTGACCCGCCACCTTCCGCCTTCTGAATCACACGTGAATACCCAGTCACCGGACCCATCATCGTCGGGGTCCTTTTTGACCTCGTTGGTCAGTTCAAGGACACCGGCATATCCAACGAGATACGTTCGGCCTGATGGTGTTCTCTTGATTGTTGGGCGCCCACGGCTAACAAGCCTCGTCATCACCCCACCTCATGCCTTCGAGTTGCATCAAGACACAACTCCCTGCCCTCATTCCGCCACCGGTAGATCCGACGACGTTCGCCGCCGCAGCACATCCCGTCGTCCGTTCTTGGTCGCCCGTGCTGCCGCTTTGAACAGCCGCAACTAAACGGGCTCCGCTTCCGCCAAGCACCCTTCATCGCGTCCGTGATCTCCCACCCTGGAGAAACCGCACGAGCAAGCCGCACCCGCCGGTTCTTGACGGTCTCGGCCCTTGCCCTTCGCTCAGCCCTGGTCATCTCACCCACCATCCAGTTGGAGCTTTTCAAGCGCAGCATGGACCGCGTCGTCGTCCTTGGTCCAGGTTGACACCAGCGGTAGGCGTTCCTCAAAGAGGATGAACCGTCTTGGGATCGTGAACGTATCCGCATCCGGGTACGCCTCACGGGCGAGCGCGAGCCATGCCTTGGCATCCTGTGCGGTACTCATCTGGCGCGTTTCAATCACCTCACCCCCCTCGCCATGTCCTCCAACTTCGCCGCCAGCCGCTCGATACCCTCGGCCGTACCACCGCGCACCACGATCTCCGCACCGTCGCCGTCACCGTCAAGCTCGACAACCAGCGCCCCAGTCTGCACCCCAAGAGTCGTCAGAGCGATCGGCACCTGCGCCCATGCCCCGGATGTCGCCGGGATGGAGACACCAAGCACACGCTCCAGCACCTCGCTCCAGAACGCTGGCGAGCCGACGCCGACCTTGGCGCCCGCCTCGATGACCTTCGTGATGTCCTCGACCGACGTCAGCGACTGCGACTTGAATGCGAACTTCCAGAACAGGACCTCCAGTTCCGGCATGATAAACCGGTTGATCCGGTCAGACGCCATGCCGCGATCTGGGCCGGTGATGTTCGCATCGAACACCTCGGCGGATACCTGCGCTGTGGCTCGGTTGTAGTCCGTTGTTTCGCCAATCACGATGGGCGGGACACCACACGTGGACCGGACCTTGTTGCGGTTGTTGGCGTCGTAGGCCTGAAAATGAGCATCGCCGCGTTGCAAGTCCGCGAACTTCTCGAACTGGATCCGAGGCGCGGCGTTCGATCCAGACGTCTGGAGCAAGTCTTTGACAGCACCGCCGCCAGCAACGACCGCCTCCATCAACAGGATCTTGTGGAAGTTGTCACGACCCTTCAACGTCTCCCAAAGCTGCCCGATTCGCTCCTTCGAGTCCGGCGTGAACTTGCCACCGGACACACATACCGCCATCGGTGGGACGGCCTTGTCGTCGAAGTATGTCACGTTGGTCTCGGACGACACGCGCGATCCCGTGATCTCCGGTGAAGCCCCGACCCATCTCGGGATCGAGTAGATGTTGTTCGGGTTGTACTGGCCGAACATCCACAGCATTTCATGGGCAAGCTCTGGATCCGACCAGTCATCGCGGCTCATCAGTCCGTCAAGGACAAACCCGTCGCTCGCCCTCACCCGACGCATGTCACCCGGCTGCTTGAACCACACTTTATCGTTGCCCCACGCTTGGACGTACAGCCGTGGGTAGTCCCATGCGATCTCCTCGATCCACTCACTCCCGTCCGCCGAGAGGCTGCGACGCCGGATCTCGACCGGAGTGTCAGACCTGGGCGCCATGTAGATCGTCTTGCCGCGGACATGCGCGAGACCTGCGAGCCTGCCGTCCATTGACCGCAGGTATTCAAGGCCGCTGTGCCCGACAGACTCGATGTCGCGGCGGACCCGCTCCATGCCGTGGGTGAACGGGAAGTCAAGGAACGCGCCGTTGAAAAAGCGCTCGCCACGAAGCCGTTCCTCGTCAACTCGTTTGAGAAACGCCTCATCCACGTTCTCTCGCGCCCATCCATGCGAGACGAAATGCCAACCATGCCCCTCGATGTTGCGCGCCAGAGCCGTGATGCACTGAGGTAGGATGGTCGAGTTCTCGGGCCATGACGCCAGATCGTCGAGGTCGTACGGTGGCGACTCGATCGTTCCCGCACCGGCCATGGCCTGGATGTTCTCGTTTCGGATCTGCGACGACGGGCCAGCCGGCGTCCCTTGGTCCGGCGCGGCTTTACGGATCAAGGACACGCTGACGTCGACCTCGGATGGAGCGTCCTGCGTCGGCTCGGCGTCGACCTGCGGCTGCACTTCTTCGAGTTTCACGGCTCACCTCACGGCGGGAGTGTAGCCCGCAGATCTGAACGGGGCTAATCGACGGTTGCGCTACGCCTCGGCTTGCGGGTCGGTACGTGCGCCATCACGCGCCTGATGCTTTCCGCTTCGTCATCCGTGAACGGGCTACAGAAAACGAGGCGCCTTGATACGGCGTAGATCGTGAACCTTGAGCGGTCGATCTCCCTGGAAATGGTGCCGCAGTTGTGAGGCCGTCGCTTCTTCTCCACGATCGCAGCCACAAGATCGGCACACGCGCCATCTGACAACTCGCCCGACCTGATGCCAAGCGTCTGAGCGAGGTAGTAGGCCGCTTTCTTCAACGCGTCGTGCGCTTCTGCGACTGATGCGATTGTTGTCGGCTGCTCTTCATCGACCAGTTCCTGGACGATGTCCTCGGCCTGTTCCTCGGTGATGATCCTGGGAGCACGTGGGGTGTCTCGTGTCCTGATCAAGCGCTTGCGTGATAGTTGGACACCACGCTCGATCTGCTTCCGGTGGTACCCGGTCTCACGTGCCAAGCCCTCCACAGTGTGGACACCACGAAGGACGGACGCGCTCATACCAAGGCGTTGAACTTTGCGACGACATGCCTGCGGTGTTCGCCCGAATCGTTCTGCCGTCACGGTGACGGGTTCCGACCCCCAGTCCCATGGAAGCCTGTCGACCTCATCCCTCGTCCAGCGCTTGCCGCCCCGTCTCGTCATGCAGCCATTGTACAGGCCGCCAGCATAGACAGCAACGCCCAGACCGCTCGCCCATGTCATGGCTCATTACCGAGCCCCCAGTTCAAGGCCACCCTGAGGCGTTCAGCTTCCCGTGCGGCGTCGGCCAGTTCGTCTTCGGTCCAACACTCACGATTGATCTTGAGCTTTGACCACCCATCTCCCACGTCCCAGACCATGTAGGCGCCCTCAACCAAGAGATCCCAGTCGGACGGGTCGAAGGATGAAAGGTAGATATCAGCGACTTCATCTGGCTTTTCAGGTGTTGTCATGTCGGTCAGCCGGGCCGTGACGACATGATGCCCAAGCTCATCCGTGTGCGGTCCTTCTAAGAGGAATCCCTGGAACTGGACGAGCACCTTTTGGTCCTCTGCGCTCATGCGCCGGCCGGCACCCAGTCCATCGACGGGGCACCCCACGCCTTCCTTGCCTTGGTGCCGTTGGAGCGCTCGAAGTCGCGACGGTCGACGTACATCCTTCGGACGGTGACGACCAGACAGTTGACGGCGTCGATCGATGCAAGCGTTGACTGCCACCTAACGACCAGCCACACGCCCAGCCATGCCGTTGGCTCCGCGAAGGCGACGCCGGGACGGACCGGACGGAGCTTCTTGACGTCGTCCATCTCACGGCAGTTGGCGTAGATCCAGTGGTCGGAGCCGACGACTGATACATCGTCCGGGTTGACTTCAAGGTCCAGTTGCCCGGAGCGACACATGTTACGGAGGCGGTCCGCCGTCTGGTGGGCGCGGGTTGTTCGGCTGAGTTTCATCGTACCCACCGTTTCGGACGACGTGGAATGTTTGGAAGGGCGGGGAAACATCGGTTCCATTGATGGGCTCCCCGCCCTTGTAAAGGCTTGACTGACACACGCTTACTCGCATCCGGTTGAAACGGCCCGCTCTGTCCACTGAGCTACCCTCACATATGTGGGGTGAGGGGTGGGATTTGAACCCACGACGCAGCCGTAAGGTGCTTTCATGCAGAGACAACCTAGCCTTTTTAATACTGAGCATCTGAGGGTAAAAGCTAAGGGGACGATACGCGGAACCGATGCTGTCAAGGCGTCGTGCGTATACCGTTCCGCCACCGCTCCACTCTTGGAGCGGGCAGGATTCGAACCTGCAATAGCGTACCGTGTTCCCATAGGTCAGTTTGATCCTAAGCCTGAATCTCAGTCTACCTCAGTTGGAGATCCGTTCCCGGCTACTTGCCGAGCACGTAATCGAATAGCGGTCCAACAACGTCCACCTCATCCACGCGAGCGCGGTTGGCGTCGTCTCGGGCCTTCTTGATCGCAGCGATCATTTCGTCGCAGCGGGCCAGCATGGCCTTCTTGTCCTTGCGGGTCATGGCGCCGCTGAACTTGGTGCCACGCCACCACCCGACGGTCACATCTTCGCTGATGAGCTGGGTTTGCGCCGGGTGCTCCTTGGTCGGCTTGTGAAGCACGATTGCGCGCGTCCTTTTGGCGGTCTTGCGGGTCGTTACCTGATGCGCCGTACGGTGGTAACCGAGATCCTCATCCCAGGCCCACTCGTCCGCCTCGTCCAGGGTTGGCACCACGTCGATGGCGCGCCTCATGTCGGTGAACTGCTTTTCCAGGAACAGCAACGCCGGAACCGGCAGCGGCATGGTGGTCATGGTGTCTGACACCGTGACCGGGGCCATGGCGGCCTCATTGCAGTTGCCCAGTTCCTTGGACAAGGTGAGGCCACCCAACTTAGCCCACGCATCGGTAATGTCCTGAAGGGCGTCACCGGCCACCATCCGAACCCTTACCCTCTTGGCCGGCAGGGCTTCATCTGTGTCCGAGGCTGGCTCGTACACTTCCACGCTTCCGGCGTACAACTCGCCCTTCTGCATGGCCTTGTGAATGGCGGTGACCTCACCGTGTGTTCGCTTCTTGGCGTCAGCTTCCAACGCCACAACCTGCGATAGCCTCATGACATCCTCCTGACATTCATCCCGTCATGTGTGTTGACCTTACACGAACGCTTCAACCGTTGCAAGATGCGCCGTCCTTTTCCTTACTCTGCAACGACAACGTAGGACGCACACCTGGTTGACTACGACACCACCCGTCGCATACGATGACGTCGAGGTGGCGCTATGCACGGACGAGACTTGCCGACAGGGACGGAGGCGGCAAGGCGTACAGGGACCGGAGTCAGGCGCGCACAGCGGCTCCTGTCCGGCCGGCAGGACTTCCCAGTCCACGAGTTGGTCAAACTCGCACGAGCCTACGACCTCGGCCCCGAGACCTTCCTCCAATGGGCGTGGGAGTTGGAGCAGAGGCGTGCCGCTCGCATGAACGGTGGCGCCTGATGGCAAGGCGCAAGCCGTTGGTCAACGAGGTTGCGTTCCGTCGACTGATCAGCGCGATCCAGCTCGGAACAACCATCGCAGACTCATGCGCATACGCTGACATTACCATCGACGCCTACAAGTCAGCGATGAGGCACGGCGAGGACTGTCGGGATGACTGGTCGATCAAGTTCCGCGACACGGTCAAGCGAGCCGTCGAAGACGCATCCATCGGCCTGACCCATCGCATCCGGCGTGCGGCGGAAGATCGGGAGGTCTCCTACGAAACGACCGACCGTGACGGGAACCACAGAACCGTCACCAAGCACATCGTCGGAGACTGGCGTGCGGCAGAAGCTCTGTTGAAGTACCGCGAGCGGTCAACAGACCGGGCCGAAACGTCCGAACTGCGCCGCCGGTTGTTGACCGCAGACGTGGAAAAAAAGGAGTTGGAGAACCTGGCCCTCAAGGTCGTGATGGCGACCGCCGCAAAAGGTCAAGGCAACGGGATGATCCTCCCACCATCGATCATCGCGCTACTGCCAGAGTCAACAATCGACCTACTCGCACAGCACGGTGTGAGCATCATCCCGCGTGACCGCCTCTTCGACCAGTCCAAGGCTACCGACCTGCCTGAATTCGCACGGTACATGGCGCAGAAGGAGACGCGAGAAGCGGTGGTGGTGAAGTCCAGGAAACGCCCAAAGAAGAACGATGAGTGATGCCGAAGCGGTGCCTCAGGAATGGCTCGACCATCAGGATCTGCTGGCCGTTGATCCAGCCGCACGCCGCAATCTAGCACTGGCCAGCCCGACATGGTTCGACACCCATTACTGCGGGATGCGGTGGGCTGAGCACCGCGAGCGCTGGCTCAACGACGTGATGGGGCAGTTCGTCGAGGCACAGGCTGCCCAGGCCGAAGCCGTCGAGCGCGCGTATCTACGAAAGGATGACGAAGAGAAGCAGTTCGAGCCGGCGGCTGATCCCGGAATGGTCACGGCTCGCGACACACGTCGGAAACTGCTCCTGCTCGGGCCACGCAAACACGGCAAGACCGAACTTGCGATCACCATCGCATCGTTGCTGATCTGCTGGAACCGCAACATCCGCATCCTCCTGGTCTGCGAAAGCGAGGGGATGGCGAAGAAGCGCCTCGGCAAGATCAAGCGCCAGCTGCTCACCGAGCGCATCCAGGCCGACTGGTGTACGGCCCCAGATGAAGGATTCGGGCCGTTCCTCAACAAGACGCGATCCCGCGAAGACCCGACGAAGTGGGACGAGACGGAGATCAGAGTACTCCGCGACGTCGACCACGTAGACTCGACGGTGATGGCGGTCGGCACCGGCACCGCGATGGTCGGTGGTCACTACGACGTCATCATCCTCGACGACCCCGAAAGCAACGACACCGTTATGAGCCCGCTGAAACGGGCGCGTCATCGAGCATGGTTCGGTGAGACGCTGGAGTCGATGCTGGAACCAGGCGGGCTACTGCTGGTCATCGGGACACGGAAACACCACGACGACATCTATCACCACCTGATCCACAACACGACGTTTCAGACCCTCACTGACGACGACGGCGAACTTGATAGAGCGATCAAGGTCTGGCCGGACAAGCATGAGGCGATCTACGAGAAAGACGACCTCGGCTTCCCGGTGGTCGTGGGATGGGACATCGAAGGCGAGCACAAGGTGTTGTGGCCTGAGGAACGGCCGATCGAATGGTTGTTGACCGCCCGCGAATCGAACACGCTTGGATATACGGGCTTCGCTCGCGAGTATCAGCACGAAGTCATTGACGATGAGAGCGCCGAATTCAAACGCGATTGGTTGAACGCGGCATGTGCGCGTGGTGAGAACCTGACGCTACCATGCCAGGACAGACCAACCGGCGGACCATGGCCTGAACGGATGCTGATGGTGATTGGTGGCGATCCGGCGTTCACGCTCGACAAAAAGAAGGCAGAGACCGGCGACCGGGACTATGCCGCCTTTGTTGGATGGGGCCTCGACCTGGATACGATGGATCGCTACCTGTTTGACGCGCATCGCGAGCGTGGTGATTCGAGGACCACAAAGAAATGGAACGTCGTCCGCATGTTCAAGCGCTGGTCGCCAGGGTACGGGACGGCAGATCAATCGTTCACGGACCACGTCGAAAACCGATGGGTAGCCATTGTCTCCATCGAGCGCAACAGCGCGGGCCAATGGCACATCATCGACGTAGGCGAAGCGATCCCAGACATGCCGTTGATGGCCCACCAGACTGGACGCGAGAAGCGCGACGTCTATGTTGGGGTTCCAAGGCTGTCGAGCCTGTTGGAGCAGGGCAAAGTCGTGTTCCCCTACGGCAACGCTGAGACGCGCTCGATGGTCGACACGATGACGGAGGAGTTCCATGGTCTCGGGGTCAACGCCCATGACGACCTCGTGATGGCGATCTGGATCGCCGAGGTCGCGCTGATGCGTGCATGGGACCAACTCAAACAAGAGATGGAGTACAAGGCCGCACGCGACAAGAAGACACCTGAACCAGATCAGGCCCCGGACTGACGGCGATCCCACTTCGTTGCCAACTCATGGACGAACCACCTGGCATCCATCTCAGGGAACGCAACGAGGATGCGGTCCATGTTGTTCGGGGTCGGGCGTCTGTACCCGTTGAACCAGAGCGTGACGTTCCTCGCGCTCAAGAACGGGCAGCGGCGGTTGACTTCGGCGGGCTTTGGGAGGCGCTGTTGTTCTTCCATGACCAGACGATAGACGTTGGGTCGTTCGGGCGCAATATGAAAAATACACACGGTGTGCATTTTCCTCTTGCATTCCATGCGCACTGTGCGTATAGTCTGCTTACCACCACGGAGGACCAATGGAAACCACCTACGAACTCGCAAGCGAAGTCATCGGCCAGATGAGCAACGACGAAATCGCGGCGGCAAGACAACTCGGCAACGTCTGCAACCTGCGCCACACCATCCAGATGTTCGTCAGCATCTTCGGGCAGGAGAACCGCTGCGCGATGCCTGACACCGAGGATGTCCTCGACGCAATCTCCGACATGCTGGATCTGTAGACCAATGAAGAAGCAAGACCACTACACTGAGATCGCCAACCGGGTCGCTACCGCCATCGACGAGGTCCTTACCGGCAAGCGCGAGGCGCCGCCGTGGGTCCGTCCGTGGAACGCGGTCGGCACCCCACACAACGGCTCCAGCGGCCACGAGTACCGCGGCATGAACGTGTGGCTGACCTGGATTGCAAGCTACGCCGACCCGCGCTGGTACACGTTCGGGCAGGTTCAGAAGATCAACGGCTTCGAGAAGGCCGGGCGTGGATGGAAGTGGGCCGGCAATGGTGACGCACCGAGCGGCCTCGGCGTCCGCAAGGGTCAGAAGGGCACCAAGATCACGTTCTGGAAGAAGATGACCAAACGCGACCGCGACGACGACGGCACCGAGACCCTGAAGTCGTTCATGATGCTGAAGGTCTACACGGTGTTCAACCACGAGCAGATCAACTGGGCACCGGGCAAGGAACGACCGCTTGCCGACCTCGAAGTGCTGGCCGAGGACCCGCGCGAAACCTACAACAACGCGCAGGACTTCGTGGATGCTACCGGTGCCGAGATCACGCATGATGCAGCCGGCGCCTGGTACATCCCCGGCGAGGATCGGATCCAGCTCCCGCCAGCGACCCGGTTCCATACGCCCGACTCGTACTGGTCCGCATGCCTGCATGAACTGGGGCACTGGACGAAGAAGCCCGAACGCTGTGACCGCGACCTCGACCGGGCGATGGAGGAGCTTGTCGCCGAGTTGACCAGCTCGTTCCTGTGCTGCGACTTGGGCATCCGCAACGAACTCCACCCCGAGAACGAGGCGTATCTCGTCCACTGGGCTGGCCATCTCCGTGAGCAGCCGAAGGCGATCTTCACCGCCGCAAGCAAGGCCAGGCTCGCAGCCGAGTACCTGACCGATGCGGCCGGCAGCGACGTGGACGCGCTGGCTGCCTAAACCGTGGTGAAAAGAAAATGCACTTTTCGTGCATTTTCTGCTTGCAATGCTTACGCGGTGTGCGTATAACTATACCCGTGAGCAGGACAAACCACCAAGGAGCGAGCAAGATGCAGAACCTCAAAAAAGACACCACCACCGACATGATGGACTGCGCGAACGAGTGGTTCGACGCCAGGATGAAGACGCGCGCCAACTACCGCCACCACACCGAGATGACGAAGGGCGACGCGAGCGTGGCCCAGTTCAAGACCGACCTCGGCTACGAGCGCAGGATGCTCCGGCAGGCAGAGGAAGAGATCGAGGCGCTCCGCATCGCACTCCGCAGCCTCGGACGCGACGACTACTAGGCCACCACCCAGCCCCGGAGCTTTTGCTCCGGGGCTGCTACGCACACCAAAGAGGATGAACGGCATGATGATCGACACCACGAAACGAGACTACCCGTTTGATGTCATGTATCAACGGGCACCCTACTACGAGCCAACGCTCCGCAAGGCGCGCCTGACGAAGACGAAAGTCTGCATCCGGTGTAACGAGATGTCTGAGCAGCGGTTTTCGCTCAAAACAGGAATGCCGAGCCCGCGACCGCGAGGCCTCCAAGCAATCGGATGCGCCCGTGTTCTCCTCCGGGACCCGCGCACCGCACCCGAAGTCAAAGAAGCGCACGAAGCTCTCTCGGTAGAGGCGAATAAGCGCATCAACCATCAGGACAGACCATGACCACCCCCAAGACACCCGGCCACATCCACCACTGCGTCATCGGCCCGCACTGTTCGGGCAAGACCCTCTGGGCTCGCGAAGTCGCGAAGACGTGGCGGGACAAGGAAGCGTACGATGACCACGACAAGATTCTCCATCTCGCACGGCTGGAGCAGTTGGACGTGCAGAGCCCACCTTTCCGCGCCCCGCATCACACCTGCTCGCTGGTCGCCATCACCGGACGGCTGGAACGTGAGTGGTACGCACAGCCCGGTGAGGTCTCGCTCGCACACGGCGGCGTCCTGTTCATGGACGAGGGTGCGGAGTTCAAACGCACGGTCATCGAGCAGGTCGTTCGTCTGGCAGGCGACGAAGGCACGTTGGTGAACGGGCTGCCGCACGACTTCACCTTGGTCGTCGCGCTGGCGCCGTGTCCCTGTGGTCGCCTCGGGTACGAGGGGACAGTGCTTCCCGGCTACACCAACCCCTTAGAAGCGTGCAGGTGTGACCCGAAGTCCGTCGAGCGCTACCAAGCACGACAGCACTCGATGTTCGGCACCCTCCCCGTCTACGACGTTCTTACTGGCGAGGAGGTGGTGCTGGACTACATCTTGACCAAAAAGGACACCCCATGAACAAGACAAGCATCGCCTGGACCGACCGCACGTGGAATCCTTCTACTGGTTGTGACCCGATCAGCAACGGATGCGCCAATTGTTACTCGAAAGCGCTCTCCAAGCGCCTCCACGCCATGGGCAGCAAGCGCTACACGAACGGCTTCAAGTTCACGATCCACGCCGACAAGATTCGCGGCCCGGTCAGCAACAAGAAGCCGGCGCGTATCTTCGTCAACAGCATGAGCGATCTGCTCCACAAGGACGCACCAGACGACTTCATCATGGACGTCTTCGATACCATGGCGGTTCGTGCGCCATGGCACGAGTACCAAGTGCTGACGAAGCGTGCGGAGCGATGGCCCGAGATCTCCGAAATGGTCGTGAAGCGCTTTGGGCGGTGGCCACAGAACGTGATTCCTGGCGTGACCGTCGAGTCCATCCGATACCGATACCGGCTCAACCTCCTCGGTTGCGTCGGTGACGACAGCACAACCCGCATGGTCAGCGCCGAGCCGCTGCTCGGGTCGCTCCTCAATCCGCATGTCCCGCGTCACCAAGCCGTCGACGAGTTCGCCCAACACCTCAACGGAAAGGGGATTTCTCATCTGGTCACGGGTGGTGAGTCGGGATTCAAAGCACGGCCGGCTCAAGTCGACTGGTTCCGCGAGCTGCGCGATGCGTGCCTTCGTGCCGGCGTCCCGTTCTTCTTCAAGCAGCACGGTGGCCGCGGCGTGACCGAGAAAGCCAAGCGCGGCGGTGAACTGGCGGTGCTGGATGGGCGGACGTGGACTCAGAGGCCGGAGGTCAATGGCGAGTCCGTCACGCTTTTGTGAGCGTCAGCCTGCCTCAATGTCTACTCGCGCCCGAACGGTCGTGATGATCGCCATGACCTGAAGGATCGGATCGGACCTGTCCCACACCCACGACGGCATCAGCATGGTCCAGAGCGCCGCACGTGTGTCCTGGTTGCCGTGGACACCAACGACCCGCGCCAGCATGTTGGCTACCCGGACCAACTCCGAGGCTCGATACGATCGTGTCGTCGCGTCCTGCATCGGAGGCGCCGGCCATGACGACGCACCAACACCGCGCATCCGTCTGTCGTATTCGCTGAGCCATGTCGCAGCGACCGTGATGGTGGGCCCGTCCAGTCCTGACATGATGTCCAGGATCGATTCGATACAGAACGGCTCCTCGCCATCATCGACAACGTAGGCGCCAGGCGTGCTTGGGCCGCCGTTAGAGAGCACGATGCCACCACCGTGGTCGGCAAGCGCTAACGTGGCATGAGCACACCCAGGACCGGGCGCTACTTCCTCGGCGTTCGGGTCAGGTTCCTCGGTGCGCTTCTCGCGCCCCTTCCACCGGTAGTGCCCCATACATCCAGCCGCCTCGAAGACTTCGGGCGGTGGTGTGGGATACGTCGCTGCTGGACGATGCCGGCACTTGGTCAGGCCTGAGTCTTGGTCGAACTGGTCGAGCACGCCGTAGACGATGGCACGAGACCTGTAGAGGTGCACCCATCCGACCCGGGCCAGCGTGTCGACGCATTGGCGAGCGTCGGCGTACAGGCCCAAGTCACGGCGCAGGACAGGATCCTCGGCACAGAACCGGCCATGTTCGTCCGCGATGAGGTAGAGACCGAGCAGGACGAAGCGGTCGACGGGATGGGCACGCAGGAATGCGGGATCGGCCGCGAGCCGGGCGGGCAGGATTCCGATGGCGCATCGAACCGGCATCAGTCTCGTCGGGCCTTGGCGATCAACTTCGCGTCCCTCAACGACACGTAGATCCCAGGCATGGTCCCACCGCCGCCGCCGTCGATCTTGTGGCTCGAAAGCAAAGCACCCTTGATCCACCGCCACACGGTGGACTTGTTGACGCCGCACTGGCGGGCGGCTTCGGAGATCGAGACGTCGAAGCCCATCCTCTTGGCGTACTCGACCTGCTTTTTCCGTGATTCGATCCGTTCCCGGTCTTTGCGATTCATGCCCGTACGGTACACGGTAGCGTCGACCGTTGCAACCACGCGTTTTCAAACGGGTCTTACTGGCTTGTTCTTTTCTGCACTTTTTGTGTACTTTTCCCTTGCAATGGTTACGCAGTGTGCGTATAGTTGTATTTGTAAGCAGGACGAACCACACGCCACCACGGAGACACACAATGAACGCAGCAACCGAATGGGCTCGCGAGATCGTCGAGCAGATGGGCCCCAGCGAGCAAGACGCGATTCGCGAGACTGGCTCAGCCGACGAACACCGAGACGGGATCGACATGATGATGTGGGACGTCAGCGTCTACGGGCCCCGGCCCAGTACCGACGAGGTCTGCGAGGAGATCGAAGCGATCGTGCTGGCCGTGATCGTGCCGCTGGCGGCACGCATTGATGCCGTCAAGGCTACGATCGAGAACGCCCGCGACGCCTGGACCGGCCTCAACTGGGACGAAGGCTTCGACTGGATCGACAAATACGACAATCAGCACGTCATCAGCGCCAACAGCAACGCCGGTATCGCAGGCGAGATCAAGCTCGTAAACGATGCGCGGTATCAGATGGGGCTCGGGGGCTTGAACGAAGCCGAGGAATACAGACTGACCGTCGCCGTCGAGCGTGCAGACGACTGCAAGAACGTAGTCGACGCCGACGCAGAATCCGCCCGTGACAAGGGGCAAAAGGCGATCGACGCCCTCAGTGACCACCCTGATTTCGACTGCGCCATGGCGGCCATCGAGGATGCCGTACGCATCGAAATGAGCTACGGCGACAACCCCACATGGGGCCCGGTCCTCGCCATGCTGCAGCAGCTCCTCGACGACACCGTGGAGTGCGTCGAGTACGTCGGCGACCTGTACGGTGACGGCTGCGGCGCGAACCCGTACTACGAGGACGACGACGCATTTTGCGACGCGATGGCCGAGTGCTTCCCGGACGACCCGCGCCCCGAACTTCGCCGGACCATCGAGGGCGGGCTGTACCACTGGTACGAGGGTGATGATCGCGTGCTGGTCGAGTCCCGTTGCCTCGTAGACGATGCGGACTGGTTGGAGGACGAGGAGGGCTAGTGTTGCTCATCCGGTCTCGTCCTCTTTGAGCCAGCATGGCTTACCTGCCGCCAGGGATTCCAGCGCGTCAACAACCCAGGACCAGTCACGTGTAAACGTCTGGTCCTCAGGCTCGCCTCCGTCGAATCCAACAACGGCCCACGGTGTGACCGACGTATCGACGAGGAACCAGCGATCTTCCGGTGGATCGATCCAGTCAATGGATTCCTGAACCTCAACCGGCAGGTCAGGACCGGCAACGATACCGAACCGATTCGCGCTCATGCTTTCACATCCTCAACCAACATCTCCGCCCCCCTCACCTCTTCGTCCGTAAGCTCACCGGCTGCGACCAGCTGATCCACAACCCCGCGGTGCGCAGCTGCATGATCCTCGTACCCACCACACGGCAGCGGGCACGGCACCCACCGATAGCCTCGCCCGTCGCGCTCCCCAGCCTTCAGCCATTTCCGATACCAGTGGGACGGAGACACCCCGAGCTCGGTGAAGTCCCGCTTCGCGACCCAGCCCCTTGCTCTGATGCGCAGACAGATGCGAATCGCTCCAATCTTCCACTTCGTCAGCGTGCGTGGTGATGGGACGCCCGCCGGGACGTCGGGAACGATCGGCGGCAGTTCGGCCGGATCTGGATGGTTCCATGCGAACCATTCAAACGGCGGCCTGATGAGTGCGTGGCCATCTTGACGATACCAGTAAAGGTGAGCGTCTGACTCCAGAGCGCGACGATCGAACGTGACGACCCGCAGCGTCCGTGCGACCTCCAGGAAAGCACGACCCGCCTTCGGGACCAGGACGGCGTGGAAGCGCGGCCCGTCGTTTTCGATGCCAGGGCGGAGCGCTTGAGCAAGAACATCGACGTTGGCGCGCAGTTTCGCCTCGACGCCGATCTGCACATGGTCCTTGACGAGCAACAGGTCCCATCCTGCCGTCTCTGGGTAGACGGTCCAGCCGTCCTTGGTGGCGAGTTCGCCGAACCACGAGCACAGTTCTTCTTCGCTCACAGCTCGTCTCCTTGCCTGTCCAGCCGCATCCCAACGCACAACGCCACCGCACCCGGCAGCGCCCACTCAACGAGCCCGAGGAACCCGGATATGGCGAGCAGCCCGATGCCGGCGCCTCCGATGATGGTTGCGAGGCGGTGTCTGGTGGTCATCGTCGCAGTCCTCTCTTGATTCGTAGACAGTTCATGGTTCGACGCCCATTTCCACCCTCAGCCTGTCGACCGCCTCATCACCGTAACAGTCACGCATCCAATCGATCGCTTCTTCCGCCGTCCACTCGCACTCGCGATCCAATTTGGTCGGGTCATCAATCGCTTGCGTCCAGTCCCTTCGAACACGCTCAGCCGCTTCTTCGGCAGCCTTGCGCGCCATCTCGTTGATCAGTTGGTCCTTGGTCGCGCTGTGCATGATGACGCCGTCAGACACGGTCGACCAGACCCCAAACTTGCCGTTGGGTTGTCGTATCAATTGCTTGCCCATCTCGTCCTCCTTCCCACACCATATGCAACGGTCGTGCCGAATGCAACCAGTACTCGTAACGGGTGGTGTCAACCGCTCGCCCCGTGCTTCAAACCGGTCTTGTGCGTCTCATGCCACGTCGCACGTTCGGCCAAGAGCTTCTTGCGCCACCCCTCGCTCCAGTTGGACTCCACCGGGCTCCGCTCGCCATCTATCGCGCCCTTCATTGCGCGCACCATACCCACAAGGTCTTTCAAACTCATCTTTCGCTCCTGGTTGTTTCATCCATCCTAGTTGAGCCCGTAGATCTCAACGATGGCCGTGACGTCCATGGCCCCGAACAGGTTCTCTGGCTCGGCGAGCAACACGATCGCTCCGAGTGCATCTACGATGTTGACGGGGCGGCCGTAGAACCTGTATCTGCCGTCATCACCCCTGGTGATAATCCGGTCGCCGGTACGTGTGGCGGCAGTCCAGACCCCTCTGATGAACTCCACCGACTTGATGGTAGACATCCACCACTCCATCCCGATCAACCGTTCCTTGTGTCGGTCTGGCAGGATCTGGCGAGCATGCGCAAGGTGACTCCATATCAAGTCGCCACCGTTGACTGTGGCTCCGTTGAGGATGTTTCCGCCGAATCGGATCTGACTCAACATCTCTTCGGTGATGACACGGCTCTCGGCGTCTGGTTTCGCTGGCTTCATCTCCGCTCCCCCATCGCAACCTCCATCCCGTTGATCATGCCGGTCGACCCCCATCCCACGAGACACCGCCATCCCAACCGTGCCTGCTGTTCGAGCCACAACGTCTGCGCGTTGCTTGGCCAGCCTGCCAACGGCATCGGCTTGCCGGTCCTCTTGTTGAGCGGTTCGGGCGGGAGTGGGAACAGCCCGCGCTCCGTCGTGGCCACGATCTCCATGTAGGCAGGGCGCCCAAGCAGGTCACACCACGCTTGGTGACCCCTGGCGTGTAACGCATCCCACAGTTTCAACGGCCGCCCACGCTCCGGGAGCGGTACCGGCTTCTTCAACTCGGCGCAGATGCCAGGGAACCACGACTGGTCCGGCCTTCCGAACACGATGAAGTCGGCGGCGCCCGGTACCATGCCCATGAGTTTGAGCAGGCGCCCGGCGATGACCGTACGTTTCCCCTCGTTGGGTACGTGGATGAACTGGACGCGCCGGTTACGCAGCCAGTCGGCGCAGGTGATCTGGTGCTTGAACTCCTTCATTTGGCGGTCTCTACTGCCATCCGTTTGAGGTACGCAAGCGAGTCCTCAACCTCGGCGACTGCGTCCTTGATCCGCCGCTCGGTGCCAGCGTGGCCGGGACGACCAGGATCGACGCCACACTTGACGTTCCACCACCAACGCACGTGATCCTCCATCAGTCGGACCTTGACGGTGAAACCAGGCTCGTCCTTCTCCCAGCACACCTGCTCGGACTGCGCACTGTTGAAGAGGCGCCACCCCTCCGGCGCCCCTTCCTCGTCCCGCTCCACCATCGCCAGCGCTTCGGCGTCGGTGATGCTAGTTTTCGGAGGCAGCGTTACAGCGTCGTCGCCGCTTATCGTCACAGGCCCTGTCGCGTCGTCATTGCCGTCGTCGCAGTCATCGTCGACCGTGGTCCACGTAGTACTTGTACTGCCAGAGGGCGTCACACCCTCTTCGTACGGCCCCACTGGCTGGCACATGTAGTAGCAGGCGACCGGACGACCCTCGTCGATCGGGGGTGGCTCGGCGGGTTCATCGTCGGTATTGCCGTCGTCGCAGTCATCATCCCGCCCGTCCTGCCACCACACGATCCCTTCGCCGTCGCAGGAGCGGCAGGGTTCCTTGGGCGTGTCGACGCTGATTGAACCGATAGGCCAGCCCTCGTAGAACCCAGCAGAGACCAGACCTACCCCGCCGCACACCGGACACCGGGACGGTTGTGCGACTGGCCATGACGGGCGCAGGTGTGTCACGTCGAGTCCCGGAACTTCGCCGGTCCACGTCCATTCGTTCTCGGCCATGCCGTTGTCGTCAGACATCCTTGTTCCTCCCGTCGTTGTAATCATCCATCCCACTGTTACCGACGGCCTTCGCAGTGCCGGCCGTGCCTTCCTGTTCGAAGAGTTCGTCCAGGAACTCGACTTCCTGGTCGTGCTTTCGTTGATGGTAGTTGCGGCCGTCTTTGATGCGCTCGACCATCCAACCGAGCAGGTAGACGGGCCAGAACATGAGCACCATCAGTACATCGAGCATGACCTCAAACCCAGCCCAAAACCTGTCAGAATGCTTGATATCCACTGTTCATCCTCCATGGTTACAGTTGACTTTTCCGTGCCGCTACTTCCGCCGCTCATGATCCGCCGCCGCCTTGCGGACGCACGACATGTGGGCGTGCTTGCTACCGGCGTCGTAGTACCGCTGCGCCGGCAGGATGTGGTGCCCGCAGAAGTCGCAGGTCTTGATCGCGGATTGGCACGTCCTGATGATGCTGCTCACCCACTTCATGGATCCTCCTAGAACGGCACTGGTTCGGTTGTCATCGTGGGCCGTATCTGATTCAGCGCGCCGATCATTTTGTCGACGTCGTCCCTCTCCAGCCTGACGACGTCCCATCGGTCCTCGTAGTGCCAGACGTGAAGTTCAACCTCGTGACTGTTGATGCTGACCAAGCGGACGCCATGCGAGATGACCCAGGTGTTTGGTTGTGCTTGTTCTTGGGATGGGTCGGTCTTTGACGAAAACCGGCATCGGTACAGCCAGTTACCTTCCCCTTGCTCCGCACTCGCCCGTTCCTCACTCGCATCGTCGGTGCTGTTCTCGACCGACAGGTTGGTCCAGCCGCCATCGGCCCCCAACACGCCCAGCAGACGGTTGCCCTTGTCGGACACCTCGACCTTGCCGGTGGTGGCGAACTGCTCCCGAAACGCAGCCGCTGCTTCGGCTGGACGCTTGGCGCAGCCGACATAGAACCGATCCCCAACTGCCTCACGACACCAGTACATCCGCTCCTTGCTCATGACCCCTCCGTGAATGTGGCCGACTGGCTGACCCCGATCTTGAACCCGCATCTCGGGCACACCAACTCCGTGATTGCGTGCTGCTCCGGCTGGTCCGCCATCATCTCGACGTAGTCGTGGCACTGGTCGCATCTTGGGCAACCACGATCGAAGTCGTGGTCCCAGCCATGCGCCTTGTGGTCGTGGCTGTACGCCTCGACGATCGCGTTGTACTCGTCCATTGTGGTTGGTTCTGGCATCTCTTCCTCCTGGTTAGATCACATCCCCACATAGCCCGCAGGCATGTCCTCGAAGCAGCATCGCGCCCCATTGAACCGACACATGCCGACCTTGACGTCCCTCGGCTCACCGTCTCGGAACTTGAGCACATCGATCCCGGCTTGCTGCCTCGCTTCCTTTGTTCGCCCCTTCGGGTCCGGCCGGTACGGCGACAGCATGAGATCAGCATCCGCCTCGATTCCGCCCGATCCTTTGCCGCTGCCACCGTCGAGGTGTTGCTTGTTCCTCCGGTCTTCGAGTGTCGGCTGTGCAAGCATCAAAACAACGCAGTTCAGTTCCATGGCAAGCGATTTGCTCGCCCGCGTGATGTTGTCGAGTTGCTCAGTGGTGTTGTGGCGACGGTCTGCCCCCACCATGAGCTGCAGGTAGTCGATGACCACCAACCTCAATTCGCACTTGCGCGCAAGCCCTCGGCACCGGGTAGCGATGGCTGACATCGTCTTCGGTGTGGTGCGGAAGTCGTCCATGTAGATCGGCATCGATTCAAGAGCCGGACGTGCTGCATAGACCGCCGCCTTGTCGTTGTCGTTCATCCTGCCTTTCTGCACGTTCGGCGGAACGTGGGCATGGGCAGCGATGAAACGACCAGCCATCTGGCGACGTGGCATCTCCGCCGAGAAGAACGCGACACCATGACCGTTGGTGCCAGCCGTATACGCGATCCCAGTGGCAAGCGCTGTCTTGCCCATACCTGGCTTGCCGAGAATCACCACAAGCCATCCACGGTCCAGTCCAGACGTCACGCTGTCGAGCATCGAAACACCAGTCCGCAGCCCGACCACTTCGCCCGGCTTCATGTTCTGACACTTCTCGACGTGTGCGAGCTGCTCATACAGCCCAACCGCGAGGTGATCCATGCTCTGGCCGGTCGTCCCTGCCGCACCGGCAATGGCCTTGGTGGCGATGTCAGTCGCCTTGTCCGCCGTGATGTCCTGTGCCTTGAGTAGGTCGGCCTCGATGTCACGGGCAGCCAGGATCAGGTTGCGATGGACCGCCTTCTTCCTGATGATCTCGACGTAGTGTTCGACGTGCGACACCATGCCGCCACGATCGAGCAGCCGGCTAAGGACGTTGCACGCCTGGTCCCTGCTCATGTGGTGCCGGTCGATCAATGACTGGTGAACGGTCACGGTATCAGCGACGCCAGTACACCGGTAGCCGTGGATGATGGCATCCATAACAATCGAGTGCTGGCCAGTCCAAAAGTCGCCGGGGCTGAGCATGTCAACAATGGTCGGCACGATGTCAGCGTTCATGAACATGGCGGACAGGACCTCGGCCTCAGCTACTTCTGATGCCGGCAAGCCCACCGTGTCATCTGGTACGATCTTGAGGTTACCTGGTGCGTTGGGGTGGTCGAGTTGGTTCATTTGTTGCCTCCAACATCGAACAACCCCTCATCCTTGGCCTCGTCCCACTCGTTCTTGGGTTCTTCAAGTGGTCCCGGATCTTCCTCACCTTTCGCCAAACTCAAAAGTCGAGCGCGCACTGCGGCTCGTTTGCGCTCGGTCTCTGCGACTTCCTCCTTCGTTGGCTCGTACTCCGGCTCTGGAACTGGCTGTCCCCACGTGAAAGGGGTCTCATCCGTTGCGGCTAGGCGTTCTTGCGCGTACGTGCGCGCAGGCGCATGCGCGTTTAAGCCCTCTGTAAGAGGGCGTTCTGACTCTGACTCTTTATGCGCGCAGGCACGCGATGGGTTGCTCGCCAGTTGCTCGCCAGATCGTTGCCAGTTGTTTGCCAGTACTGGCGCCAGTTCGACGCCGGTTAGACTTCCGGTCTGTGAGTCATCTTGTTCCAGTTCGGCGCCATCGGGCGATACGGCAATGATTCTACCATCTTCCATGGGCGGGCAAGGCGGCGTCTTGCGCCGTTCCTTCATGCGTGACGTGATGAAGTCCTCATATCCGACCAACGTCATGGCTGCATGGATACCTACATCTGGCGTCAGTTCGTCGTTAGTACTGGCACCAGTTCGGTAGAGGATGACACGGCCTTCTGACACCAGTTTGGCGAACGCTCGGCGCCATTCGGGTGTTCGGATGATACTGCGTCGGACGAGGCCGCGTTCGGTGAAGTAGCACCGTCCCCACGGCCAGAGCACGAGGTACATCATGAGCAACATGAGGGCGGCATCATCGTCGAGGTCAAGGAATGCGTCGTCTTCACGTAGCCCGTACGGGATGGTGGCGAAGAAGGGGCTTGGCCCGGGCACTACTTGTCCTCCGGCGCCGGGCTTACGTACATCTTGATGCAGTCGTCTTCGAAGTAGAAGGGCTCCTTTTCTCCTTGATCCAAGACCCACGCGGCATTGGACTTGTTGCGCAACCACTCGTTGAGCAGATCCTCGATGTCGTCGTTGTGTAGGATTATCCGCATCGCTCAACCCTCCGTCCCGGTCGCTTGTTGATCGTCGTCGTCCCGTTCAGCCGCCTGTCGTTTCTGGCAGGTCGAACAGAAACACTCGCAGGCGATCTCACGGTCCAGATCGAAGTGAAGCCCCCATGCTTCACGCGCCGCCGCCATCATCTTGCGGCTTGGTTCCAAGGTGTGCTTGCCCATCCGTGATGCTGCCGAGATGGTGCAATCAAGGTCTTCGGACACCCTGGTTGAACCGAACAGATCCACGGACTCCGCTATCGTTCGCCCTCGTGGGCCTTTGGGTTTCTTCATGGCCGCAACGGTACAACACCTCTTGACGGAGATGCAACACAAAGGTTTAAGAAAGTTAAATTTACCTATTGCAAGACCCGATATGCGTATTGTATGGTGGGTCCACAACGCGGTTGAGGCCGCATGTTTTCACAACCAGGAGGACAAGATGGGAACACAAATAGAAAGCGGCGGCTGGCTGCGAACCAGTGCGGCAGCCAAGCATACGGGACTCAGCGCTTCCACCCTGGCGAAGATGCGCGTCTACGGCACCGGACCGGTCTTTGCCAAGGCAGGACGCACGGTCGTGTACGCGCGGGCAGAGTTGGACAGGTGGTTGATGGCGCGGCTGTGCTCCAAGACTTCCGAGGGCATCCCAGAAGGGGACTGAGCGCTACCGATCAACCCGGATTCAAGACAACCAGGTGGAACACATGACCGACAAATGCACTATGTGCGCATACGGGCAAGGTGGTAGCCAGGAGCACGAGGCACCGGACGTCTGCGCCCTGAGGAGGGCGGACGTCGTACTCGCCTGTGTGGCTTTCGTTGACGATGGCGGCAGCAAGGACGGCGAGGAGAAGCAGGATGGGTGACAAGATCAAGATCCTGATCGTTGACCAGCGCGATGGGCGCACGATGGTACTCAACCACCACGGACAGATCGGGCCGGCACGCGCCGTTGCTGAATCGATGGCGTTGCTGTTTCCGCCGTTCGTAAGCGTTGAGGTCGTATCGGTCGTCGACGAGCACACCGGCTCGTACAAGACTGCCGAATGAGTGGCTACCCCGACACCGACTCAGGCGCGGTGAAGCATGGGAACGGTATGACCGACAGAGAACTGACCAATAAACTGCTCGAACACGGCGCGAAGAACGCGGTCACGGCCTTTGAACGATTTGACGACGAGCCGGCTTTAGCTGGCGTGGCGGCACGTCTGGCCATCAAACAACTGAAGCAGGCGGTGGATCTGATTTCGGCGGAACTGCTCTCGATACAGGATGCCAATCTCGTCGAACTTCTGTGTGGGCGGCACGATGATTGACCTCGGCTCAAACCTAGTACTCCCCGACGCAACCAGCGCCACCCGGTACCTCACGGACAAAGCATGGCACCGCAAGCGGAGACAGCACATCACGTCGTCGGACACCGCACGCATCTTAGGCCTGTCACCAAAGGGCAGCACATGGGACACCTATTGCAGCAAGCGCGGCATCGAGCGCAAGATCTCCACAGCGTTGCTCAAGTTGTTCCGGCGCGGTCACCGTGAGGAACCGCGCATCCTCGAAGACTACTGCGAGGAGACCGGCAACCGCGTCGTCGGACCGCTCGGCCGCGTCATGATCGAGGGACCAGCTCCACTATGCGTGACGCCCGACTCGTTCGTGCATGCCAGGCAACTTGGATGGGGTGTTGGAGAAGTCAAGACCGATCGTGATCCATGGGCATGGGGCGGTAGCGGCGTCGTCATTGAGCAGTGGACGGCCGAAGCCGCTGAGATCGTCCGCGAGGACTACGCCTGCCAGCTGTACACCCAACTCGCAGCTACCGGGCTGTCATGGGGCGTCTTGATCGTCCGGCTGAGCATGGACGATCTGAGATGGTACGTGCTGATGGCCGATCCGGTCATCCAAGGCGAGATTCTGAAGCGGTCTCGGGACTGGTTCGAACGCTTCGTAGTGGGGGATGAGGTGCCAAGCATCGACGCGTCTGATGCGTGCTGGGATGCGCTGGCGAGGCTCTGGCCGGTCCATGATGACAAGGTGGTCCGGGAGGCTACGGACGACGAGATCGAACTTGCCACGACCATAGAACGCATCGGTAGGCTCAAGCGCGAGGATCTGCCGATCGCACGGAACATGTTGTCCAACGCGATGGGTGATGCTGACTGCGTGACTTGGCCTAGCATGAAACCGGGACGAAAGAACAAGGCGCAACGACAACGAACCGCACACGGTGGGGCGACCATTCGTGTGTATTTGCAGGAGGGGTAGGTGAAAACCGAGAAACTGACAGGCATGACCTTCTCTTCAGTCAAGCGAGAGAAGTTGCACGGCTACGACGAGTTGGTGTTCACCAGCGGCGGCGATGAATACGTTTTCAGCCACGTTCCCGATTGCTGTGAACTCGTGGAGATTCACAACATCTGCGGCGATCTGGATGACTTGGTCGGGACGCCTTTACTGCACGCGGAATGTTCCACGAATCACAACCAGCCACCAGAAGGCAAGTTTGCCGACGAATCGTGGACGTGGACGTTCTACCGTTTCGACACGATCATGGGGTCGGTAGTCGTACGCTGGTTCGGCACCAGCAGCGGCTACTACTCAGAAGAAGTGGACCTGTTCAAACGCGCACAAGGAGAGTGAGATGGGATACAGGACACGTTTCGAAGCAACGGTGTTTCCGAGCAACGCCATGGAACTGTTCCTCGACCGGCTTGAGTCGACCGTCCGTGATGGTGAATTTGTGCGTGAACGTCTCGCGGAGGAGGGCGAGGGCATGAAGTGGTACGACTGCGAGGACGACATGTGCAAGGTCACCAAGGGGCAGCCGTACGCCGTGATGATCGATGGCGAGGGCGAGGAGTCGGCCGATGTCTGGCGCGCGTTGTTCCGCGACGGCAAGTTGGTCTGGGAGTGGAAGTTGAAGGTCGACCGTCCCGAACCGCCGGCCGAACACATCCAGGGTCTCGACTGCGCCGAGGGCGTGGCGATGCTGGTACAGCAACGACGGGACGCGGTGCTGCGTCGGTTGTCGCCGGAGGATCGCGCGTTGTTTGGTCTGCCGGATCCTGGGTAAAAACACGCTTGCCATCATACGCGCAACGCGTATAATACAGGCACCACCACGGAGGAATCATGATTCGACGAGAATACGAAGACGGCGAGACATGTGACGGTTCAGTTGCAGAATGGACCGATGCAAACGAATGCGACGACGAGTTCTGTGAGTTGGTCCGTTCGCTCGGTGTCGGAGAGTCGTTCGACTTCGGCGGTGGCGCTCAGCCGTTTGCCACATTCACACGCATCAGGTAGCGATATGCCAACCCGTATCAACGTGCGGCAAGACTACGCCGCGTTCCTGCGCATCAAGAACACTCCCGGAGTGACATACGACGGCGACTTTGCTATTGTGCCAGACTGGCAACCCGCCACCGATGTCGCGGCCAAACAGATAGACGAACTCGCACCGCATCTCCACGACTATCAGCGGTTCTCCGTTGTCTTCGCCGTGGCCAGACGCCGGGCCGCGCTGTTCTTGGAATGTGGGCTTGGCAAGACGTCGATCAGCCTGGCATGGGCCGAACACATGCGCGACGGCGGACCCGCCATGGTCTGCGCCCCGCTCGTGGCCATCCACGAGTTCGAGAACGAGGTCGCGAAGTTCTTCCCGATGATGACCGTCCAGCACGTGCGCACCGGGGACGTGTCCGCGTGGCTCGACGACCCGAACGGAATCGCGCTCGTGTCGCACCACGCCTTTGTCAGGCAGCGCGACTTGACTGGGTTGTCGGCGTTCGTTCTAGATGAGTGTTTCGCTCCAGGGACGCCTGTGGACTGCATGGTTGACGGTCACGTGCGAAGGGTGCATATTGAAGACGTGAGACCTGGGGACCAGGTCTTGAACGTCACCGGCGTTGACACCGTCCGCGCCACACACAGCCGAGAGGTCAACCGTGTCATCCGAATCAAAGTCGATGGACAGCGGATTTTCAGTAGCGCGAATCATCCGTATTTCACCAAACGGGGATGGGTCCGGGCACGCAACCTACAATCCGGCGATTGTGTCATGGCAACAGCCGAGGGAATGCGGCTGGTGCAAGAAGGTTTTCGCCCCGAAGGCTTGGCACCCATCCGACGCCCCTACACGATTCTGCGGGAAGTCCTGCTCCGCGAAATGGAGGATGCATCAGCCGGAAAATCTGGTTCGGGTGCATTCACCGGCAGTGGCTGCGAAGCGTGGGCAGAAAAGGCGCGCATGGTTGCGTTCTGGGAATCCGAAGGCCGAGATGGAGTTGGAGCGGATTCGAAAGCTCAACCCGACGAAGGATCCGGCCGTAAGAAAGAAGATCTCGCGAACGCTACTCGCAAAGGGGCACAGACCACCAGTGCAGGGCGGGAACGGACGCGGGATGACCGAACCGCAACGCATCCTATTGGAAGCGCTCGGGAACGAGTGGGAGTCGGAACACCCGGTTTCTCTCGGTCGGAGGCGTGCCGGGTATCCGACCCACTACAAACTGGACCTAGCACACGTCGGGAAAATGGTAGGTATCGAAGTAGACGGGCACTCGCACAGGAGCAGGAAAACGCTGGACGAGAAGAAGGATCTGGCGCTGACTGGGCTCGGGTGGACGGTGTTGAGATTCTGGAACTGGGACATCCTGACTTGGAACGATTCAGGACGCCCGACGGAAAGCTCCATTTCCACGACATTGAGGCGACACGGCATCCGTCTTTCAGCGTAAACGGCCTACTCGTCCACAACTCCAGCATCCTCAAGAGCGGCGACGGGGCCATCGCGCGGCACCTTGCCAGCGCCGTGCAGACCGTCGACAACCGGCTGGCACTGTCAGCTACCCCGGCCCCCAACGACCCGACCGAGTACGCCACTCATGCCACATGGCTCGGGTACGTTCGGTCTGACGCCGAGTTTCGGTCTCGGTTCTTCGTCCGCGACGGCAAAGACTGGCGGGTCAAGAAACATGCCGTCCACGAACTCCCGCAGTGGTTGTCGCGGTTCGCGCTCTGGATGCGAGACCCGTCAGTCTACGGTATGCCGTGCGACGCGTTGCCTCCCAATGACTACCGGGTGTCCATCGAGGACATCGAACAGCAGTCATCCGTCGACGTAGACCGCGACTTGTTTGGTGCCCCTCTCGCCGGGATGACCATGAGCAACCGGGCAGCAGTCCGACGCGACGTCTACTCCAGCACTGAGCGCATGTCTCGGGTTGTGGATGTTGCTCGCAAGGGGCACTGCATCGTATGGGCGAACTACAATGCCCATGCCGACGCGTGCGAGCGTGCCATCCGTGATGCCGGTATCAGCGTTGCCCAGATTGCGGGCCGGACGCCGGACGTCGAACGGGTGGCCATCGTGGCGGCGTTCCAGGCGGGGGGCATTGACTGCATCGTGGCGAAACCGAAGGTCATCGGGCACGGTGTCAACCTCCAACGTGCCGAACGGATGGTCTTTGCCGCCTACGATGAGAGCTACGAGGCCTATCACCAGGCGGTACGGCGTGCCCACCGACAGGGACGCGTAGGGTGTCTGGACGTCCACATGATGGTTTCACCGGACGAACAGCGCATCATCGACGTACTGGCTGCGAAAGGCGATGAATGGGACCGCGTCGCCAGCGAACACGAGCGCATCTTCGCCGGCGCGCTCCAAACCGAACTCGAATGCTACCAGAAGGGAGAGACAATGCCTGACATCGTGACCACGACATCGGAGCGGTTGGCGGACGTGGAGAATCCAGACCACTACCGCATCATGCACGGGGACAGTATCGCGATCATGCGCGACACGATGGAACCGGACTCGGTAGACCTGGCCGTGTTTTCGCCGCCGTTCTCGTCGCTGTTCACGTACTCGAGCGAGCCCGAAGACATGGGCAATTGTACGGAAGGGTCAGACGCCGAGTTCTCGATTCACTTCGCTCACTTCTGCGATGCATTACTTCGGGTCATGCGGCCGGGGCGGGTGGTTTGCCTGCATCTGGCGCAGCTCGTAGCGTTTCGTAACAAGCACGGCAGGAAGGGCCTCCGTGACTTCCGCGGGCTCGTCGTCAACCGCATGAGCGATGCCGGATTCCACTACTACGGCGAGTTCGTGGTGCCCAAGAACCCACAGGCCGCCGCCATCCGCACCAAAAGCGAGAGGCTCCAGTTCTCGCAGTTCAAGCGGGACTCGTTGGAATCGAGCCCCGCGCTCAATGACTACGTGTTGGAGTTCCGCAAACCCGGCAAACAGGCGGTACGGGTCCACAACGACGTCTCCAACGAGGAATGGATCGAGTGGGCGTCTGGAGTATGGGGCGACATCCGAGAAACCGACGTGATCCAAGGATGGCAGGGTGGCCGCGCCGAAGCCGACGAAAAGCACATCTGTCCGCTCCAGTTGGAGGTGATTCGACGGTGTGTGCGGCTCTGGACCAATCCAGGTGAGACGGTGTTCACGCCGTTCGCTGGCATCGGGTCGGAAATCTACGTTGCGATCGAACAGGGCCGGTTCGGCCTCGGTGTCGAGTTGAAGGCCGAATACTTCCGCCAAGCGGCCATCAACGCAGACATGAGCATCGAGCGCAACCACAAGCAGCAAGCGCTGCTTTGAGTCCGACAAGAAACCCTTGACCTGGAGTAACAATGCCGAACCAAGACATGACCGTGGTCTACATCGCAGGACCGTACCGAGGCAAAGACGCATGGGAGGTCGAACAGAACATCAGGCTTGTTGAGGAGACGGCTTTTCTGCTCGCCACCAACGGCTTCGTCCCGCTGAGCGTCCACACGATGTATCGGTATTTCAACGGGACGTTGACAGACACGTTCTGGTTGGACGCGACGATGGAACTGATGCGGCGGTGTGATGCCGTGGTGATGGTTGGCGACTTCATGGGATCGGACGGGAGCGTAGGCGAGATGGCCGAGGCGGGTCGTCTCGGGATCCCGGTCTTCGAGTCCGTCTATGCCTTCGTCAAGGACAGGAAGCCATGACCGATCTTGACCACTTCGCCGCCGCCGCGTTGACTGGGCTGTTGGCGAACATGCCCAATGGCGCATTCGAAGTCAGCGACTTTGCTGGCAGCATCTACGACATCGCGGAAGCGATGGTGGCAGAACGGGTCCGGCGACTGAAACTGAACCAGATGGACATCTTCGACAAGACCGAACCAAACCGGAAATAACCGTTGCATCACCATACGCACCATGCTAACGTTCAACCACGAACCAAACACCAAGGAACACCATGAGCACACCGTATCAGGAAGACTGGAACCAAGACCCGAAGCCGGCAGCAACGGAGCCCGACGCCGTCAACTTCAAGGTTGCTGACCCGGACGAGACCGACGCCCAGCTCTCCGAGTTGGAGACCATGGTCCGCATCGCCCAGTCCATGGGGCGGGACCGGGAGCATGGCCGGTTGACCGAACGGGCGAAACAGATCGGGCAACAGATCGGGTCGAAGTTCAACTCAAAGGGCGACTCCAAGGCGTTCTACGCATGGGGTCAGGGTGGGTCACGCATCGAAGGCCCCACCGTCAACCTGATCGAAGCGCTCGCAGGGGAGTGGGGCTGCCTGTCCACGCGAATCGACGTGAAGGGCTTTGCTGGCAACGATGTCGAACTCTCGATCGCCGTCGCGGACTTGGTCACCATGACGTTCGATCGCCGCCCGTTCGTTTTCACCGTGGCGCCGCCGCCGGCCAAGTTCGCGAAGAAGCAAGATCAAGCACAGCGCTGGCGGACGATGCAGATGCAGTCCGGCATCAGCAAGGCGAAGCGTACCGCGCTCCAACACGTGCTGCCGGAGTGGTACGTCAGTGCGGCATTCGACGCCGCCAAGGCTGTGGCTTCGGCCGAGATCCTGATCCGTACGGATGATAACGGCAACCGGTACACCGTCACCCTGACCGAAGCCGCCGACGACGCGATCCAGTACTACACCAGCAAGATCAAGGTGACGATCGAGCAGATCGAAGACTACATCGGTGCGGATCATTCCAAGTGGACCGTGAGCGACCTCCTGAACCTGCGTGGCCTGGCCGAGCGGTTGCGCGCCGGTACTGAGACCGTGGACGGCGTCTTCGACACCGAGACCGTCACCACCAGGGCGACCAAGGGCAAGACGACCAAGGCCAAGAAAGCGAAGAAGAAGCCGGCCCAACCCGCCGAGGGCCTCGCAGCGCTCAGCCACACGCCGGCCGAAACGGTAGACGATAGCGGTGACGAGACGGTCGAGTCCGTGCTCGACCCGGAAACCGGTGAGGTCATCGAGGAACCGGCGGGCGAGGTGGCGGTCGAAGACTTCGCGCTCAACACCGGTTCGCCGGTACCGTAGCGCGCTGGTGGCCTGCGATCATGGTTGTTGAAAAGAAAATACACTCCCCGTGCATTTTCTGCTTGCAATGCTTACGCGGTGTGCGTATAACTATACCCGTGAGCAGGACAAACCACCACGGAGCAAGCAAGATGAACGGCAACGACAAACGACATGAGGCAAAATACTACCACGGAACGACCGCATGGAGCGCCTGCCTACTCCGGGGGCAGGAAGCGATCGACTACGCGATCAGTCACCGCTGTGATGTCGACCTATACAACGAGTGCGCCTTCGTATCGCTCAACCCGATCAATGTCGCGTTGCTTCTCGACGCAGTCGTGCCGAACCATAACTCCAGCACTGAGGTCTGGAACGCGGTCGCCGACGCTCGCGCAAACGCATTCAACCGAATTACGTGCTGCCCCGATGACATCGACGCCCGGCTGATCGACGCGGGGGTCCCTGCGCAGCATGTGGCGGCGAAAGCGAGCCAACCTTAGGAAGGTTCGCGAGTAGGTGACGAACCGGTGCGCCGGGCCCGACCCGGTCAACGAAACCGCCGGTTCGTTCTGCTACCAACACACCAGGAGGATCCAATGATTAAGCAACTCAGAATCACAAACATGGGCCCGCACGAGGACAGGGTACTGAACTTCCCAGCCGGCGGATTCACCACGATCTCCGGCCCGTCCGAATGCGGCAAGTCGCTGACCATGGCGGCGGTGGCGTTCGCGCTGTGGGGCAAGGACGAGAACCACAACCCGTTCTCGGTCGAGCGCATCCGTAAAGGATGTAAGTTCTGCGAGGTCGCATTGACCACCACGAGCGGTACTGTGTTCACCCGCAAGATGAACGTGAAGCGGAAGCATACGAGGATGGTCACCGATGCCAGCGGCCCGGTCGGCTACCCGACCGACAAGAAGTTCGCGGAACGTCTCGCAGTGCTCGGCGTCGAGATCGACCTGCTCCATCTGGTCATGTTTCCGATGTCGTGGATGGAGGACATCCAGGGCGAGGGTGGGGGCCGCCCGCTTCGGGACAAGCTGCTTCGCATCCTGCCACCCGTCGACATCCGTGACGAGATCGGTGAGGTGATGGCCGAAAGCGGGCATGAACTGAACGAGTCCGACCCGCTCGACGAGTCCACGGCCAAGGTGAAACGGCACGACCAGTTCGTCAGCGTCGAACAACTCAAGGGGCGGCTCCAAGGCATGCGTGAGCTGCTCGCCAAACTCACCGCCGACGCCGACGCGCCGTTGCCATCTTACGACGCCTCAGCAGCTGAGGCGTACACCGAAGCCGCTGAGGCATGGCGCGCCTACGATGAGGCATACCGGGCATGGGAGAACGCCGAATCGCACGAGGCCGACTACAAGATCTCGATGCACAACTGGCGAGCGGACATCGACGAGCTTGGTGACGAGCCGCCCGTTCCTGACGCCAATGACGCAGCAGCCGGACGTGACGCCTACAACGGCACCACGACGGCGCTCCGTATCGCCAGGCAGCGGCTTGACGCTGCCGAAGCGGACGTGATCGCGAAGGCGAACATGACTCGTGAGGGTGATCCGCTGGTCGTCACCGCCCGCATGGCGCTGGACGGTGCGACATCCGATCTGGAAAAGATCGAGGTCAAACTGACCGATGCACGCGCCGCCGGTGACACGTGCCCGACATGTGGCCGCGATGGGTGGGAGGCAGCGGCAGACACCGTCACGGATCTCATAGCGCAACGTGACGTCATTGTGGACGGCAAGGAACTCGCCGCGAAGGCGCTCATCAATGCACGACGTTCCGCCACGTCCAGTATCAATCGCGCCATCGACGAGGCCAAGACTGAGAAATCCGGCGCACGGATGGCCAAGGAAGATGCAGTCAAGGCGCATGACGCCGCGGCGATCGAGTTGAACAGGCTCGACGGGATGCTGACCGCGCACGCCAACTGGAAAGACCGGCGCGTTAGGATCGGCAACGAGCCCACACCGGTGGACATGAGCGCCGTTGCTCCGGTTCGCCCATCGTTCGACCGGCCACAGGCCGAGAAGCTCCTCGCGCTAAGGGCCGACAGGGACGCGTACACCGCCGCAGTTTCCAAGGCCGCGCACCGCACAAAGGATCTCACCGACCTCGAAAAGAGCGTGCTTGACGCGACACAATGGCTCGCCGATGCCGAAGCGGAATGGAAGCGCCGCGACGCGTTGGTCGACGCGGTTCGTATCGCGCCCGGACGTGCGGCTTCGAAGCAGCTCGCGGTCATGGGCGACATGGGCCCGGTCTGTGTCGAGTTCCGAGACAAGCCGGCGGTGGCGATCAGCGTGGGCGGGTTCCCATGGGACGTGCTTTCCACCGGGAAACAGGTCGTTGGCGATGCGTGGTTCAGAGCAGGCATCCGGCGCGCCTTCGGGGCCAAAAATGGATGGTCGGCGCCATGGCTCCCGATCTTCATCGACCGCACCCAGGACGTGAAGGGCCAGCCGCTCCCGGCCATTGATAGTCCGGTGGTGCTCCTCCACACGACAGACACGCCAACGTTGACGGTGAGGGCTACCAATGGGTAGGGTCAAAACCATCCATCGGGACAGGCGTAGCAAGTCCGAACTGCCCGTGTGCAACTACTGCGGCAAGACGGGCAAAATGACCACCAAGGTGGTCATCCACAAGTACGACCGCAACACCCTGGCGCATACCACGTTCACGGTGTGCGCAGACAAGCCGTGTGGTGGGTACCTCCAGATGGCATACGAGGGATGAACATGGCTGAACCAAACCCATCGGCGCGCTACGTCGTCGTTACCAACATGTACCACGGCACCGAAGATGAACCCGTCGCAGTCGCCGACAACGAGGCCGACGCGCTGGAAGTGCTGAAGCGTGAAGGGACAAAACTCGGTCTCGAACCGGTGCCCGGGTACAGCTGGGGGTGGATCGCAGACAAAGGCGCCAAGCGTGCGTCGATCTGGTGCATCCCATCGGCCGAAGCGTATCTGGAGAAGTGACATGAACCCACTTCCGCAAGGTGATGATACCGCTATGACCGACATCGAACGCCTTCAACGGCTTTGCCTCGACGACGTGCCTCACCTGTCACACCCATGGCGGCGGTCTGAATGGACCTATGCCACCAATGGCCGATCGGTGATCGCGGTCAAGCGCCACTTCAACGAAGTGCCGGACGAGCCTCCTGAGCCGCAACACGATACGATCGGCCGCGTCCTCGTGGATTGCGAGGCCCACCTTGCGAAGCCGACGTCAGTCACCGTCAGCCGTGAGACTCTCTACACGTGGGCCAACACCAGCGCCGTCTGTACCTGCGTCGAATGCAAAGACTGCGGCGGTGGCGGGGTTGTTGAATGTGAATACTGCGCCTCAGAAAACACATGTGATCACTGTGACGGGCGCGGGGTGATGCACATGGACCCGTGCGAGATTCACGACGCCAGTCGTAGGTACATCGCGTGGGATCGCTGCGTCTTTTCGCCTTCCGTCGTCAACACCGCCCTGGCAATTTTCCAAGGAGATACCATCACTATCGCGCGTGGCGGCAAGGACTGGGTCGGGCCGCGGATCATCATGGCGTCTGGAAACTGGATCGGAATGACACTGGGACTGAAATCCAACCTCGACGACGATGTCATTGCACAACGGTTGGAAACGCTTCTGGAACAGCCATGACCTACGAACACGGCGAGTACATGGACCTCGAGACCGAGCACGGCGACAGCTACGACTCGGAGTACATCGTGCGCGGCCACGTCACGCCGGACGAGCACGCCGAAGCGGTACGGGTGTTCTGGGATGAGACGTACGGGGAAGACCCGCCCGAGACAGACCCACCTCGGCGTCGGTGGGCCCGGTGGTCGGCAATGGGGACGCTCACACGAAACGATGGCTGGCGCGAGCTCTCGCTGTACTGCGAGCCAGGCCGCGGCCGGTTCCCGGTCACCGTGGCAGAACATGCCGGAGAACAGGATCGTCGCATCGCCCGCAAACGGCGGGTCATTGACGGAGAAGAGGCTGTCAAGGAGCGCTGGCCGGACGCCTACGAGATCAAGGTCTCGTCTGGGACCGAGGACACCGGATGGCATTCGCGGTTCCGACTGCCGTTCCTGAAGCATCCGGTCAGGTGGGACGCGGTCGGTCAGCACAGAGTGTTTGTCACACTACTCGACCAAGAAGAGTTCGAGGCCCGCCGATACAACAAACAGAACGCGCCCCCATCGCCAGCGGGGGCGGACGTGTGTGGCGGTAGCTCCGCCGAGTCAGCCACGTCAACATAGGTGCTGGCCGCTGGGCCCTAGGCAACGTGGGCCCGGCTTTCCCACTTGCAATTCTACGCGCGCCGCGTATACTACGCCAACCAGGAGGACTCATGTTGAAGGTTTACGGAGCCAGTGACGACCTGATCGAGATCGAAGGCGCTGACCTTGACGGTTTCCCGGACGAACCTGTCCTGACCGGGACGACGGGCAAGGGCAAGGGCAGTGAAGAACTCGGCACGTGTGCCGAAGACGACGTGATGGGCGTCGTCGAGGTCGGGACGAAAGAGACCGGCGGCTGCCGCATCCGTGCGATGTACACGGTATGCCTCCCGTTCAATCCAGGTGTCTGGGCCCTGTCGGTCGAGCAACTCGAAGAGGAGACACCGTTGATGTGGCCGGTACGTGTCGTCGAACAGCACCAATACTCGGTCGCCGTCGAAGTCGACGTGCCTGACGGCGTGCCGGTTCGTGCGTTCATGGCGAAGATCGGCAAGGACGAGGTTATGGGGAATGACTGACGAAGAAACGATCACGATCGAAGGCTACGAGGTCGAAGACTGGACAACTGCGTCGAAACGCATGTTCAATCATGGACACGATGGCGTATACCTCCCGACCAGCATGATCGATGAGGGTCGGATCACGATCCAAGACAACGGCGACGTCACAATGCCGCTCTGGCTCGCCGAAAGCGAGGGGCTCGTCTCCGGCGGTACCCGCGTCGGGATCCCGTTGAAGCGCCAGCGGTTGCCGGACATGCCGGAACAGACCGTGTCGGACGAGAGCCTACTGTTTGCTGCTCGGCAGATGGGCGAGTTCAGCGCGCTCGTGTGGCACGCAGTGGACGACAACGTGCTCTGTGAGGACGGGCGGGTCGTGGCGGTATGCGAGAGCAAGGAGATGGCAGCGATCGTTGCGATGACGCCAAGAACGGTCACCGCACTGATCAGCGACTTGACCACGCTCCGCGCCTGGGCCGCCGAAGCCCAGAAGCGCGCCGAGCGCAAAGGGACGAGGAGGGGATAATGAGCATCATCGTCAACGACGAAGGCAACACGAGCGTCAAGTACGGGACCGGTGTCGTGCTGC